CAAAATGGTGAGAAGATTAAGTTCTGCTATCTAGCAAAACCTAACCCTATTCATGAAAATGTGATATCATTTATACAAGACTTTCCTAAGGAATTGGGATTGGATCAGTATATTGATCGTGACTTACAGTTTGATAAGTCATTTTTGGAACCACTCCGAATCATTCTGAATTCCATAGGTTGGAATACAGAGAAAACTGCAAACTTAGAGGCATTTTTTTCCTAATGGATTTACCTATCAATGATAAAGATTTGTCAACAATAGTCAATGCATTAGCATTGGGTGGAGATACTAGGCTCTACCATTTACTAAGGGAGGTAAAAAATGACAGACAACTTAAAGAAAAGGAGGTTACTGCCTGATGTTTTTTAAACAAGTGAGTTTGGTTACAGGTGGATTTGATCCAATCCACAGTGGACATATATCATACTTTGAGAGAGCAAAAGACCTTTCTAACTATCTTGTGGTAGGTGTCAATACTGAAGAGTGGTTGACACGAAAGAAAGGTCAATACTTTCAATCATGGAAAGAACGTGCTGAGATCATTCGACATCTTAATATGGTAGATGCAGTTATCTCCTGGGATGATGAAGATGACAGTGCGTGTGGAGCAATCGCAAAATGCTTGGAGATAGCAGAGACTGTAATCTTTGCCAATGGAGGTGACCGTGGAAAAGATAATACGCCAGAAGTTGATAAGTATGGCGATGATCCACGTGTAGAGTTCGCTTGGAGCATCGGTGGGAACAACAAAATGAACAGTAGTTCTTGGATTCTCCATGGCTATTTTGAACGTCAAAGGAAACTATTAGGTATTTAACATGAACTTTCTTAAATCTATTGTAAAGGAGATTGACAATGAGTACGCTTCAATCGTTAGTGATGGGGTTTCAGCAGGCGACTGTGATTCTTTTATTGATACTGGCTGTTACCTCTTTAATGCATTGGTATCGGGTTCGATATGTGGAGGTATCCCTGCGAACAAGATTACGGCGATTGCGGGGGAGTCAAGCACGGGTAAAACTTTCTTTGTTCTTAGCATTGTCAAGTCTTTCTTGGACAATAATCCTGAAGCTGGTGTTATTTATTTTGAATCTGAGTCAGCGATAACTAAGAAAATGATTGAAGAGAGAGGTATAGATTCTTCTCGTATGATTATTGTTCCTGTAACAACTGTTCAAGAATTTCGTGAACAGAGTATAAAAATACTAGATAAATTAGCACAGGAAGAAAATCGTCCTCCTATGATGTTTGTTCTTGACTCCTTAGGGATGTTGAGTACTACTAAAGAGATAGAGGATGCTTCTGCGGGTAAGGAAACCCGTGACATGACAAGAGCACAGATTGTTAAATCAATCTTTAGGATCTTGACATTAAAGCTAGGCAAGCTTAAAATGCCAATGTTAGTCACTAATCACACTTACGATGTTGTCGGAGCTTACGTACCAACTAAGGAAATGGGAGGAGGCAGCGGCCTCAAATATGCGGCGAGTACGATCATTTATCTCGGAAAGAAAAAGGATAAGGATGGAACGGAAGTCGTCGGAAATATTGTCAAGGCGGAGACTCACAAATCAAGGTTAAGTAAAGAGAACAAACGTGTCGAACTCAGACTTTCATACAAATCCGGACTTGACCCCTACTATGGTTTACTCGGATTGGGAGAGAAATATGAGGTCTTTAAAAAGGTTGGAAACCGCTTCCAGATTGGAGAGGCAAAGGTGTATCCGAAAAACATTTACCAAGATCCTGAGAAGTATTTTACGCCTGAAGTGATGCAAGCTTTAGATGAATGTGCTAAGCAGGAATACAGTTATGGTTCGTGATTATCATAGTGCGTTACCAGATGAACTCTGTGATGCACTGATAAAACTATTTGATGAAGATGCACAACATCATGAACGTGTGGACAATCAGTCTAGGCCTAGTTTCACACAGTTGAATTTAAATCAACATCATGCTAAGATAATATCATCACTATCTGGGTATGCTTTAGATGTTTTAAAACGCTATAAGCAGGATGTACCAGCAGCAGAATATCTTCCACCTCCTAGATTCTTTGAAGAGTTTAGGATTAAAAGGTATAATGTTGGTGGTAAAGATCGTTTTGATGAACATGTAGATGTCAGCGATTATGCTAGTGCTAAACGTTGTCTTGCTATGTTGTTCTACTTGAATTCTGTACCTGTTGGAGGACAAACTGTATTCCCTCAACAAGGACTATCATTCAGAGCTACCACAGGGTATGCTATACTATTCCCACCGACGTGGGAATACCCACACTTGGGGCAAGCTCCCGTTGCCACCCCCAAATATATTATGAGTACCTATCTACACTATGGATAATGTTGAACTTCTAATTCTAAGAAGTCTCCTTCATAATGAAGACTATGCTCGCAAGGTTATTCCTTTTATTAAGGGAGATTATTTTGAGCAACCATCCCAGAAGATTACATTTGAAGAAATCTCTGAATTTATTACAGAGTATGATGAGTTACCTTCTAAGGAAGCACTTTATATTGAAGTAGAAAATCGTAATGATGTTACAGAAGAACTTTATAGTCAGATAAAGGAACTGATAGGAGTCTTGGATGATTCCCCTTCAGACAGAGAATGGTTAACTAATACAAGTGAGAAGTGGTGTAGGGATAGAGCAATCTATCTTGCACTCATGGAGTCTATAAAACTTGCTGATGGTAAAGATGAGAAGAAAGGAAGAGATGCAATACCAAGTATTCTTTCAGATGCATTAGCAGTTTCTTTTGATAACAACGTAGGTCATGACTATCTCCAAGATTATGAAGCCAGGTATGAAAGCTATCACAAGAAGGAGGATAAGATCCCGTTCGACTTGGAATTCTTTAACAAAATTACAAAGGGTGGTATACCCAATAAGACTCTTAATATCGCTCTTGCTGGTACAGGTGTTGGTAAGAGTCTCTTTATGTGTCACATGGCTGGATCCAGTCTCATCGGGGGACATAACGTATTGTATATTACTCTTGAGATGGCAGAAGAGAAGATTGCGGAGAGAATTGATGCAAATCTTTTAAATGTTAATATTCAGGAGATTACTGATTTACCTAAACCTATGTTTGAAAGTAAGGTTACTTCCCTTGCTAAGAAAACACAAGGTACATTAATTGTTAAAGAATATCCTACTGCATCAGCACATAGTGGACATTTTAAAGCATTACTTAATGAATTAGCATTGAAGAAATCGTTCAAACCAGATATTATATTCATAGATTACCTTAATATATGTGCCTCTAGTAGGTATCGTGGAAACTCTAATGTCAATTCTTACTCATACATCAAAGCAATCGCAGAGGAACTTAGGGGTCTCGCAGTTGAGGCGAACGTTCCGATTGTATCTGCCACTCAAACTACTCGTAGCGGGTTTGCTAGTTCTGATGTGGACCTTACTGACACCTCTGAGTCTTTTGGACTCCCTGCTACTGCTGACCTTATGTTTGCCCTTATTTCTACAGAAGAGTTGGAAGCTTTGGGACAGATAATGGTTAAGCAATTGAAGAATAGGTACAATGATCCTACTATGAATAAGAGATTTGTTGTGGGTGTTGATAGAGCAAAGATGAGATTATATGACTGTGAACAAAAAGCACAGAGTGATTTACTTGACAGTGGACAAGAAGAAGAGTATGATGCTTTAGCGGATAAAGCCTTTAACGAGAAAAAGAAATTCAATGACTTCAAATTCTAAACAAGTTGACACCAAAAAGTATACTGAATTTGTAGATACTGTTACCAGCAGAGAATCTAATGAGTATATGTATTTCAATAAGAGATGTTTTGATTTACATTCACAAGGACTTCCTATTGAAAGATTGTTAACTGCTGCTCTTGGTATATGTGCTGAAGGTGGTGAGTTTACTGAGGTAGTTAAGAAGATGACGTTTCAGGGTAAACCACTTAATGAAGAGAACGTATTTCATATGAAGAGAGAACTTGGAGATATCATGTGGTATGTTACTCAAGCTTGTATGGCACTAGATACTTCAATAGATGAAATCATTGAGATGAATGTTGATAAATTAAAGTCACGTTATCCTGGTGGTGAGTTTGATGTTCATTATTCCGAAAACAGAAAAGAAGGCGACTTATGAGAAAACTATTAGCATCTCTAATTGCATCATCAATGCTATTGCCTACTGGTGTTTTGGCATCTTCTATTAGACCAGGATCTCATGGTACTTTAAAACCTAGAGCACCTAAATCCCCCTTATGTCTAGATGAAACAGAAAAGTTTACAGAAAAATGTGACATAGTAATAGATGAGACTGGTGTAAAAGGGCCAAAAGGACATATTACTAATGTGGTTAAATGGAAAACATCTGAGGAAAGTATAAATTGGGGTGGAGCAGTTATTGGTGGTGCAATTGGTACTGCTGGAGGTGCTGGATTGGGAATCGCTAGTTGTATGCTTGTTGGGCCATTCTGTTTAATCACAGCACCAGCAATAATGCAGACTGGTGCAGGAGTAGGAGCAGGTGCTGGTGGAAAAGGACAGGGAAGGTTCTTTACTGTCATTGGTGATACTGCTGATGGTACTAGAGTGATTCAAGAATTTTATTTTACTTCAGGTAAAGCAGTTAGAAAAGGAATGAAAGCATTACTGATGACAACCAAACTTGCTGAGGATGAATTACGTGACTGAATTGAATGACTTTGCACCTCTTGATTTTAAGAAGGAGGGAATTGTACTTGATTATAAAACTGCTGGTGTTGATATAGATGCTGGTAATAAGTTTGTAGAAGAACTCAAAAGAAAAGTTCCTAAAGTTGGTGGGTTCGGTGGGATGTTTAATGTTCCCGTAGGATACGAGGAACCTGTTTTAGTGTCTGGAACTGATGGTGTAGGAACTAAGATTGATATTGCACAAGCTGCTAATGACTATACAACTATAGGAATTGATTTAGTTGCTATGTGTGTGAATGATATAATCACATGCGGTGCTGACCCATTGTACTTCTTAGATTATATTTCTACTAAGAAGTTAGATGATAATGTTGCTGATATAATGGTTGGTATTCTTAAGGGATGTGAGATAGCAGGTTTGCAATTGTTAGGTGGTGAGACTGCTGAACATCCTCAGTATCAGATGAAGATTGATCTTGCTGGATTTTGTACAAGTAGTGGTCTTCATAGTAATGGATATAGTATTGTTAATTACTTGGCACGTAGACTTAAGTTAAATTATTGTAATCATCCTGAGTTACTTACACCAACTACAATCTATACACCAGTAGTAAAGAGGTTATTAAAGGAGGGTGATTGGGTTTATGGTATGTCTCATATTACAGGTGGTGGTATTCCAGAGAACTTACCACGTTGTTTACCTAAAGGATTGAAAGCACATGTAGATTGGAATGCATGGAGTGTTCCTGAAATCTTTATGGAGATTCAGCGTCAAGGTAATATGGATGAGTTGGAAATGAGAAGGGTATTTAATCTTGGTATTGGATATTGTGTAGTAGTTCCTGCTAATCGTTTAGAACTTACTATGGATATTATTAGAGATGAAGGTATAGAGTGTTGGGAAATAGGTGAGGTTTATCTAAATACTTAGAAAGTATTAGACATGTCAATTAAGCAAGGTAGTGTGATGGAAGGTATCTTTGCCATGTATTGTGCTGCTTTTCTTATAGATCCTGAGGATGGGAGAAACAAAAATGAAATAAAGAATTTTATTGATGACTTAAGAGTTGATACTAGTTTAGGCCAATTGATAGATAAGAGTAAGAAATCTGTTGATTATAATAATACCTTTCCTTCTCATGCTCAACCTGCTAAAAAGAATTTTAAAGATGTAAGTATAGTAACAGGAAAAGAAGCAAAGAATTTACTAAAAGACTCAGATAAGTATCATACATTATCACGAGTATTGGATGATAAAGATGATTATTTTGAAACTATTGGTACAAAGGGGTTTCTAGATTTTTCTCAAGTTGAATTAAAGGTTAGGGTTAAGGAAGCAGAAACAGGAGCATATTATGGACCTAATTTGAGAAAACTAATTGCACAAGAAAAGAAAAAGGGATCAATAAAAGATGATAAGTATAATGCTATTAAGGAAAAGATGCTATATTTAATAAACCATAACGAGACTCAATTTTTTAGCGATTTAAAAACTGCTAAAAGAAGATATATAACAAATAGTAAAAATGATTCTGTTAGTTGGACAGTAGATGCTGATGGTATTGCTGGTGAGACTAGTGGAGGAGCAATAAAACAAGATGTTACAATACAAATATTTGCTGATGGTAAAAGAATTCTTAGAAGTGAACTTAATTTTTCTTTAAAATCTGATAGTGTTAGTATACATGGAGGTGGAATTTATAATTCTATGCCAGAAATATTTGAGATGTTTCAAGGAGTTATACCATCTAATAGGGTTAGTGAAGGTAAGAGATATTTAAAAAGTATTACAACTCAAAGAGGGCATGAAGAAACAAGTAAAGAGGCTATAAATGCTGTATGGAGATTGGTTGGTGAAGGAATTCCTAAGAATGTTAATACTAAATTGAGTGATCATTTCTGGGGTATTCTTGAGAAAAGATTGTTTGGTGCTTCTGGTTCTTATAAGGGTAAGATGCAATTACTTGAGATGAATAAAAAGGAACTTAGAGAAATAACAAAGAAACAATTTACAAAATTAAAAAATAGTGGAGTATTACTTTATCCTAAGTGGGTTGCTAATGATAAACGAACTGAAGCAACTCCTGGTAGTATTTTTGTTTTGCCTGTCTATCCAGGTGATGGTGGTAAAGTAAAAAAGAAGATCGAAACAAATCAGACAATGAGTATGTTTAAGATTAGAGTATCATATATGTGGATTAAGCAAGGTGGTGCAAGACTGAGACCTGGAGATCCTAGTCCGTCTTTAATAGCAAAATCTGAACCTGCTAAAGTTTTTATTGAACTTGGTGGTGCTAAATCTATAGTGCATGATGAGAATTGGAATAAATTCCGAGACAAAGGACTTGTCTAAATAAAGATAAGGAAAGCAGTAGATATGAAGTCTTTTCAGCAATTTTTATCCGAAGCACCTAGAACATCCCGTGCAGTTGAGCAAGCTCGACGTTTGGGATTTGTTTCGGACGGTCATGGAAACTGGTACGATAGGGAAGGTAACTACAAAGGACACACTGAAAAGGGTGAGTTAATACTTGCTAAGAAGAGAGGACCAGGTAAGGAAGAAGCACCTGCAAAAGAAAAAGCAGCACAGGCTCAACCTGCTCAACAAACTAAGCAACCACAAGTCCAAGGTGGACAGACTGGAATGCCAGCATCAGATGATGGTGGTGAAGGAGAGAAAGAAGACAAAGGTACAATGACTGTTGCCTTTGGAAGGTTCAATCCCCCTACGGTTGGACATGAAAAACTTATGAATGCTGCTAAAGCAGCTGCAAAGGGTGGGGATTATGGCATTTATCCATCAAGAACACAAGACGATAAGAAGAATCCACTAAGTCCGGATGAAAAAATCGCATTTATGCGTCAATTATATCCAAAGCATGGTGAAAGAATCATCAATGATGGAGAAATGAAGACTATATTTAATGTATTAAAGAGTGCAAATGAAAAAGGATACAGTAGTATCAACATCATGGTTGGTGCTGACAGACAGGCTGAGTTTGAAAAACTCGCCCTCAAATACAACGGTGAACTCTATGATTTTGAGGACATTAACGTTGTTTCAGCAGGGGACAGAGACCCCGATGCTGAGGGCATCGAGGGAATGTCTGCGTCTAAACTAAGAAAAGCAGCATCTGAGGATGATTTTAAGACTTGGTTGAGTGGAATGCCATCTAAAGTTGATGAAAAACTAGCAAAGAATATCTTTAATTCTGTTAAACGTAAGGTTGCTGCAGATAAAGCAGCAAGTAAAATTGATACTTCTCCTAAAGCATTACGAGTTAATGAAGGTTTATGGCAAATTGCACCTAAACTTGATTGGAATGGACTACGTGAGAACTTCTATCTTAAGAAGGTGTTTAACATTGGAGATTTGGTAGAGAATCTTAATACAGGACTAAGAGGACGTATTGTTCGTCGTGGTACTAACTATTTGATTAGTGTTACAGAGGATAATATGATGTTTAAGTCTTGGATAGGTGATGTTAGTGAAGCATATAGTGAAGTTAAGATGGATAGAAGGATGAGAGATAAGGATCATCCTAATACTTTGGTGGGAACTAAGGGGTATTTGAAGAATGTAGAAGAGAAAACTCCTGGTGCTACTGTTCAGTCATTTAAAAGTTTCCTAAATAAGTATAGAAAAAACTAGTTCTTGATAAAATGGACATTTATTCTGAGAAGAAAGCAATGAAGGACTTGAATTCCCTTTATGCAGAGGCAGTGTATGGTAAGCCTAAATCTGCTGGACAAGAATTAGCAAGTCGTGAGAAAAACGATAATGCTGCTGGTGCTCCTAAGAAAATGGTAGTTACTAGAGCAGATAAGAAGGCAAATACTAAGGCATATCAAAATTATAAAGCGGGTGTTAAGGGGTATGCTGCTGCAGATCATCTTAAGAATGAAGAGTATGCTGAGTTAGTTGCTTCTATACAGGAGAAAGAAGGTTATAAGACTGTTGCTGCTGTCATTGATTATGACAGATCAAAGAAAGGTACTGATGATGCTACCTATGACAGTGAGCACGGTGAGAAGAAAAAGGCAAAGAAAGAACGTGACTATGCTGCATGGGAACGTGAGAAGATGAAGAAAGATGATCCTAACTGGAAGCATAAGAAGGGTTCCACTAGTGAAAGTTTCTCTTCTTGGAGAGATGATCTTAGTGAAGTCTTAGTTGCTACTGAAACAGAAGTAGAAAAAGAAGTAAAAGAAACTAAAGTAAAGAATAAAGTGGTAATTGATCCAGAAATTAAACTGGAACAAGCACTTGGTGGTAAGGTTGAAGCAATTGAAGAGAAGAAAGATTGTTGTGAAGAGTGTGGTAGTTACGATCATGTAACTGCAGATTGCCCACAAAGAAAAATTAAAGAAGAAATTCTTTTAGATAAAGCTGTTGTTGCTCTTAGTGAACTAGAAGAGATGATTGGTATTGATGAAGCACAGACTGCATATGAAAAAGCAAGAAAGGCAGCAGCACGAAGAGCAGCAGATAGAAATGCTGCAAGAAAACGTGGTGAATTAGGTGGTAGAATGGAAAGGGAAACTTATACCAATGAGGCTGGTAAAGAGATGCACTATAAAGGATATAGTGCTTAAGAAGATGATAACCTACGAAGACTTTCGTGATAAGCGTAGAGAATACGCTTTCACTAAAAGTGTTAGCGACAATCCAAAAGATCAGGATGCTGCACGTAAAATTAGAACCCAGATGGATTATGATGACTTGAAGAAGCAGATTGGTTCTAAGAAGAAACCTGATAAGGCTGCTGTTGCAGAATCTGATAAAGCGTTTGATTACGTAGTTGCTAAACTTAAAAAGCAACATGGTGATGGTGTTTTGACTAAGGGTGATAAGATGCCTGAACCATCTGCTGCTCAAAAGAAAAAGAATGCTGCAATTAGAGCAAAGAGAGCAAAGGAAGATCATAGAGATCCAACTGAAAAAGCATCAGATGGTAGGTATTCTGACAGACATTCCAATCGTGGTAGTGACTAATGCCTGCAGTATCTAAGAAACAACAACGATTTTTTGGTATGGTTCGTGCTGCTCAGAAGGGTGAAGGTTCTGCTTCACCTGAAGTAGCAAAGGTTGCTAGTGAAATTAGCAAAGATGATGCTAAGAAATTTGCCAAGACAAAGCACAAGGGGTTACCAATGAAGAAAGAAGCAATGACACATCAAGAAGCTCTTGATGCTGGATGGGAAATGACTGGAGAAGGTATATGGATGCCTCCTCAAGAGGTTACAGAACTTAGTAAAAGAACTCTTGGAAACTATGTTAAGGATGCATCAAGTGATGCTGCTATGACATCAATGACTCATGGTAATAAACCCCTTGCTAAAGATGCACCTAAAAGAGAGAAGAAGATTCTCAAAAGATTGGGTGGTATTAGAAAGGCAACTGATAAATTATCTAAAGAAGAAGTTGTTCATGAAGGTGATGTTCATTCAGGACAAGGTGAAAAGATTCAGAAAAGAACTAAGAAGTGGATGGATAAGAAGGGTATGAAGGGTGCTCCTGGTTTAGATGCTATGAAAGCACGAACTGCAGAGCATGAAGCAAAGCGTGGAGTTAAGGAAGAACTAACCTTTGAAGGGTGGAAAGAAAAAGCAGGTGATGCTATTAAGAGTGTACTTAATAAGAAGAAAGAAGAAAGGAAAGCAGAACCTGCTACTGATGCGGGTGCAAGAGC